TCGAAGAAATCACTATCGTTTACGATATAGCCCATAAAAGCATCAAAGGCTTCATTGAACCTGTAGCCGTTCATGGCGGCCTTCTCAATATGGTAGGACCCTGTGCCCAGGGCCTCGGTCTCATAGAAATCCTGCGCGAACTTGAAGCCCAGCATAGACTGGATTAACTTGTTCACGTGTGCCTTATTAATATCAATCGCGGCATCCATGAACTCTTCTGGCCCATCGGCCCGCTCAGAAAAAAGAGGGTTGCGCTGTATGACTCGCATTTCGACGTACCTCTTTACGTTGTTAACACGGTCCGCCGTCTTTACGGTCGTGTCAAACGTACCAAAATCCCCATCGCGCATGTCAATGGGAATGATGCCCTTCAGTGTGGCGTCTTCAATAGCGAGGTCGGCCCAAGAGCCCATAATTCATAAGCATCAAGGGGGAGAGGCCCGAAGGCCCCTCCCTCCCGTCAGCGGTTAGGTTATGACTGGTCTACGTCGAGGCAGATACCAGCGGCATCCTTAAAGGAGGCTACAACAAGATCCCAGTTGCTCCCCGTGGCGATAGCCGCAGCGGTCGGGTTTTGCCCGCCGGTGGTAATATCCCACTTGAAGCCCTTGAGCTCAAGGTTGAACGCATACTCGCCCTGTAGGGCAAGCATCAAGTTCTCCTTCATCATGATCTCACTGGTCGTGATGTACGGGGCCTCAGAGATAGTCAGAATTGCAGCATTCTCGACCAGCCCAAGGATATGGTACTCACCGACCGTACCGGCAGTACTAAACGCCGGGGCGTCAGATACAAAGGCCGGAATACCGAGCGTACCAGCATTGCCCTCGTACACGGCGAAGTCACCGACGTTGCCAGAGGCAACTGACATCTGTGCCTCAACCAGCGCGTGGAATGACGCACCGTTCATGCCCCAGCCCTTCAGGCGACCAAATTGATCACCAAGCAGCGCACGAGTACGCGTCAGGGCAACATGGTCGAGGGTCTTGTTGGCCCCGAGTACAGCGTAGTCATACACGGCGCCAGGGACGTTGCGTATAGCTGCGACAAGAGAAGAGATGGCGTCGTTCACCATGCCCCTCAGCGACTCTTCTGCCATGTTAGGCGCGAGAAGCATTGTCAGGTCTTCAGGCGTACCGCCAATCTTCAGGAAGGCGTCACGTGTCTGTTCAAACACGCCATACTTACGGTTCAACTTAGGACCGATCACCTCATTCTGCGTCAGCTTGATAGGCGTCAGCGTAGTAGTGGTGTCTGTGGTGTCGCGCCGAGATACGCCACCGGAAGGACGGTCGAAGAACCGGGTCTTGTCGTAATCGCCCTCACGGGGATCGGTTATGAGCCGGATTACGCCGTTGCCGGGTCCGTTTAGTATATCGACGTTCTGAATGAGCGTTTCGATATACATCGTCTGAAATAGTTCAGGCCGGACTACGAAATCAGATGCTGTTCCAATAGGCATTGTATTCTATTATTTTGGTAGTTCGCAAAATGGAACTCCGCCATCATGAGACCGGGCGTACCCGTGCTTCTCGATGTAGTCGGCCTTAGCCTTGGCATCCTTATTTAGGGACGACTGCGTAAGACCGGACCCGGAACCGCCACCTACCTCCTGTCCTGGGCGACCAGTACGGGAGGCATTGCGAGCCTCAGGCTTCAGGAACCGCTTGTACGATTCCATAGAGGCCAGCTCTTTGGCGTACTCCGCAGGCGAAGTGTTTGAGCCTTCAATTGCCAGATTACCATCATCCAGTATGAACTTGTCGCCGAAGTAAATCTCCGCGGGGGAGGGCTTGCCGGGTTCAGGTCGCGTGTAAAACGAATCATCGAAACCCGCACTTTCCAGCACGGGCCCCATTTCCCGGTACTTGACTTGCGCTTCCAGGGTCTTTGCCCTCTCTTCGACGCTGGAGTATTTCTCCTGTAGCGGCTTAAGGTGAGCACTTTCCCATCGCTTACGCAATTCGTCCTCGTTCACGTCCGCCCCACTATGGGACTCCAAGACGCGGGCTATGATCGACTCGTCTTCATGCGCCTTGTCCTTGTGGACATGGTTAGCAAACCGGCGGTTGATCTCTGCCTGAACCGATTCGCCAAATTTGGCCTTCGATTCATACTTGGACTCAAGTTCAGACTTTGAAAGAACGATATGGTCGTCTTCGAGCGGCTTGTATTCATCGCCGTCTTTGACGTAGTATTCTGGCATCTCGATATTTGTCTATGCGCTTCGGAGCGCGTTCACGGAAAGCATCGCCGTACTAATTGCCCTTCCGGTAGGGCAGGCCCGTACGGGTAGACCTGATGTTATACGCGAAGATAACGCGAGTTCTTTGTGCGTGCCAACGAATTGAAAAAATAAAGTTAGTTCTTGATAACAAGGTTTCCCTTGCCGTCATCCCCGATTGTTGCATACTCCGAACCATACTCATACTTATTCCACCCGGCGCCCAAAAACTCAACCAGCGGAGCCGTATACACCCTTGTGCACTTTTGCCCCGTCTCTGGGCAGTGCGTCAGGGCCTCGTACTCTTTCATGCTCTGCTCCGCTTCAAAGTAGGTCCCATCTTCTCGCTTGTATCCATATGTAGCCATTATACCCTCCTAAACTCTTTATGACACCGACAATTGCTTTTGCATATCCGCTCTCCGATGTTTATCAGGGTGCCGATCTCGACCCATCCTTTTGCCGCCTCAGATAAACACTCGCTACAGTGATCCGCCGCCGCAAGCACGCTCTTCTCTTCGTTCATGCCGCGAAGTGCCATTTCCTGCGTCAATGCAGACGTGTATGATACACGGCCAGCCTGTGCGTATAGGACCGCACGACGTACGAAGCGGCCGTCGAGAGGAAGGCCATTCGATATTTGACGGGCAAATTGATTCAACTTCGCATATTGAAAGCGCAGTTCATTGCCCACGCGCCCAAAGTCTGATTGCGACATCTGCTTCCAACCACCACGGGCCAGAGATCCGCTCGCTAAATGAATATCCTTGATCGCGTCTCGCATGGCTAACTGCCACTGCGACACAGTAATCGTCCCTTCGCGTAGTTGCTGGGCCAGCCCGAGTACCTTCCTCTCGTGACTATCCAGCGTCTCATCCAGATAGAACCTGACGGTAGCGAATGATACAAAGCGGCCATTTTGCCCGATGTATCTACCGGCGATCTCATTCCACCTATAGCGCGACTCATTCATCTATGGCCTCAGCATCCAGGATGTCCTTGGCCTCTTCCGGGGCATTAGTACGCCACATCACGGCCGCGCTCTGTATGTCTTCATCCGTGATTTCTGACATACGCTCAATATCTTCTTCTGACCATACTATGGACATCGGCGTTCCGGTGTGCCCTCCAATATCATGTCGAGCTTGCAGTTAGCTCTGCCAATGGCAGTAAGAACCTCTTTCTGGTTATCCTGCATGACCTCCACCTTCGCCTCAAGGTCATCTACCCTGGATGGGATTGTTGAGTATTGCGTAAGCGTAGCGCCAGCAAGGACGGAGGCCGCAATGATCGCACCGAGGGCGATCCAAAAGCGGTGTGCTTCATCGAGGCGCTTCCATGCGTTCATCCTATAATTCCTCCTCTACGATGATGTCTCGCCCTACGGTATCGAGACGTTCTATGGTTTCTTTGGTAATCCCCTCCTGGGCAATTCTCGCAGCCGTCCCCGCATCCAGATGATTCAATAGTCCAGCAAGTGACGTAGACTGGCTGGAGGCAAGCGAATTGATGTCAATCGGACGGAAGTTGCGGCTGCGCTTCACGCGGGCATTCAGCCACGACTCCGGATTGTTCGGTGCCATGAGCTGTGATGCAATGAACATCGTGTCATTCTCAAACTCATCCACTATGTCCGTCATGATGGACAGAAACGACGTGCGGCCCGATGCCTCATCATATGCAATTTCCGTGGCACTGCGCTCAATAGATGGTGAGTTCATGCGCTGGTGGTTCGTCACGTAGAACTGCTTAACCTCTTCTGCAAAGACCTTGTAGGCCTCTGCGCCGTTTGAGCTGTCAGGGCTTATGAATGACCACTTGCCCAAAAGACCGTTGGCGCCGTTGCCAATCATTTCCATCGCGTCTTCGAACTGCTTCTTGTCGCCCTCCTCAAGACGCAAGCGGGGATGGTTGATGACACGGAAGTTCCACCTGGCGTCTGACAAGAGGTTATAGAGCATGTTATGATCCATCGCCATCTGGAAGCCGACATAGCGGCCCATCACGTCGGATAGCCGCGCGCGTGTAAACGGCAGGCGCTTGCGGTCCTTGTCGGGCGTAGAGTAGAATGGATATGCCCAGTCCTCTGCGTCGTCGAGCGTTATGCTCCTTACACCGTCCTCAGCAACATTAACGCGCCAACGCGCCCACCCTTCGGTGTGATACTCCGTGAACATGTCAACCACGGTCGCAGGCTCATGGAAATTGTTTCGCTGCAATCGCGTTTCATGAATCAGCACCCAGACAGGTATGCCGTCTTTGTCATGCTGGTCTACAATGCGGTTAGGATCGATCAGGTGGACGCGCGGATACTCGGCAGACCCAAGTTCCGTGAAGGCCCAAACCACATCATCCACAATCAAATCGGTCTTGACCTTCGTGTATGCGGCAGGCATGTTGCGGCCCGTCCCGTCAATGTCATGCCACATGCGGAAAAAGACGCTTGACGGATCAGTAGGGTCGCCAAGCGGGTCGCCATACTCCCGAACGGCATCAGACTCCACCGCATTCAGCCCGCCAACATACGTCTCAATAAGGGCAGGCATGTGTGAGGGGAAACGAGTTATGGACGCACGTTCACGGAAAGCGTCAGCGGATTCCCCTAACGACCTGCGACGCAAGTATGTACCGTTGGCCGATCCTCGGTCTCCTACACCGTAACCGAGGTCAATCTCTACCTCAGATAGCCGCTTCCTGCCGGGAATGCCGCTGATGTCCATGAAGTTAGAATACTCCCGCCTGACGCCAGCGCCGGGGGCAGGATCGACCATTCTGCCCGCCTCCTGCTGTGACACAAGGAGGGCATCACCCGTAAACTGGTCGCGAGCGAATTGGCGCTTAAATGCGTCGCTATAGTACGACGGATGCCTATTGTCAACCCATATCTTGGACATATCAGATTATGTTTATGAATCCCGCTGCCGTTTCGCGCGTAGGCCGTGGCGAATAAACCGCCATTTCAAGCGCATTGCGCCTGTCCGGGCTTCGACCTATAACCCCCTTCATATATTTCTTATCCACCACCTTCCTACGGCCCTTGCTGTCAAGGTCGTAGGTTGTGTTTTGTAGTTCCTCAATCAGGTCCTTGTCATCCGGTATGGCCCCGCCAGCCTTCATCCAGTCAGCAAGGGCGAAGGCCATCTCGCTGCCTACGTTGGTGTAATTATCTGAATCGTAAGCGGGACTTTGGACGTGCAGTGTGCGCACCACAATCCCAAGTTGGTGTGTCCTGTCCATGTGCATAAGTGCGTCGACAGGAGAAGACCCAAGTCCAATTTCATCTATCTTTACCTCTATTTCTTTGTCTGTAGGCCGCCGTACTCTGGCAACCGTGTCGCACACCTTTGCTGCCACCTGGAAGCCGTCACTGCCCGACATTGCTACCGGGTCCATGGCCCAAAGGCCACGCACCGGGTAAATAATCGTTTCATCCGGGCCGAAGCGAGCAACATCGACGCCGATGCGAAGAACGCCCTCCCTTGAGGTGTCTTCGTAGCGGGAACGTGCCCTTTCGATATTCTCAAGGCCGTACACCGTGTTGTCGCCGTGTCCGGGGAATTCCCCCATTACGCGCACGCGGTACAGGATGGAATCCTCGCCCCACTGGTCCTTCTTCTGCTGACACCACTCCTTTGTGGCAAGGCCCGGGATGTGGCATTCGCCCGTTACGTTTGGGCTGTCCCAAGACCGTATCTTGATGGTGTGCCAATGTTTACTATACTTCTGAAAGGCATTGATGAAAAAGCCCGACATCCGCGTGCCCTGGGAGGCCATGACCATCTTAGCGCCGCCAGCCATGTTCCCTTCCATCGCCTCAAAAACGGGGTCTTCAACGCCCGATGCTTCGTCGATCAGGTATAGGACGTGGGGCGAAGAGATGCCGGCCGCATTCTCCGCCTCTTTTGCGGAGAAGCCGAATATCTGATTACCCGACGTGAATGTCAGGCCCGTGGCGGGATCAAGTGAAGGGGGCTTGACACACACCTTGCTCAAAACGGACTCGTTTCGGCGGTATGCAGCGCGGATCTCTCTCCATGCAATGTCCTTCACCTGATTGAAGGACGCGGCGGACAGGGCGACGCGGGCGTCCTCCCCTCGGAGGTGCCAGTAAAAGGCCCACCACAGGGCCAGAACCATAAAGGACCGTGACTTGCTCGTCTTGTGCCCGGAGCGTATGGCTACCTGGTCATTATCCCTGACGGCGCGTAGCATCTCCCGCTGCCGTGACCATGTAGTCTCCCCCAAGACGTTTTCAGCAAACCACACCGGATCCCAGCATTTGTCCGCCAGAATCCGTATGTCCTCTGGTGTAGGCATGTCAAAGAACTACTTTTTACGGGCCGCAATGACCAGTTCGTCAAATACCGACAAATCGGCCCCCGCGTCTGATGACTTGTAGCCTCCGTAATGTTTCATAAGACGATCCATGGTCGCTATCGGATCGTGGAACTCAAACTCTGTTCCATAGCGCGTGGGCTTCATCTTTTTCAGTATGATGCCGTAGCCATCGTTCCTCATCCTCTCGATGTCGAACTGGTACTCCTGCACGAGGCTCGATATATCGCCGTCGCAGTGTGGGCATCGGCACTCCTGCTGGACCATATAGTCCATCAGGTTCGCCTCGCTGATGGTAGACAGCTTGTCAACAATGTCCGGAATAGCCATGTTGATGGCCTCCCGGTTCGCCTCCAGCCGCTTCTCTACCTCAGCTTTAATATGTGGTAGAATAAATATCTTGTGGGCATACTGCCGCGCGGCTCGGTAGCCGCGGCCATCGTCTTCCTGCCCCTCGGGCGGCGTTCCCACATAGTACCCGGCAGCGATGTACGACTGTACCTTGTTCTTGTATGTCTTGCTCGACGGATCAGTGTAAAGGTCCACAAGGGCCTTTTGCATGTCCGTGAACTCGTGGTATGTCTTAAGATCAGTTTCGGCAGGCATGGTAATCCATCACATTATGGTACCGAAGGTAAGGCGTTGCGGTTCATGGCTCCAACGAATTAGAAAAATAAAGTTCACCAACACTTCACAATTTTGTTTTGACAATAACGCTGTGTTGCTTATATTCACATCATGTTAAACGAAAGCGCGGGCGCACACCGCTCGTGGAGGAAATATCATGGCGCGAGGAATAAACAAAGTCATTCTTATCGGCAACCTGGGGCAGGATCCAGAGCTACGGCATACAGGGTCCGGGACAGCCGTATGTAACATGCGGTTAGCAACAAACGACTCTTACAAAGACGCGTCCGGCGAGTGGGTTGAGCGTACGGAATGGCATAACGTCGTTGCGTGGGGACGGCTGGCAGAAATTTGTGGTGAGTATCTGCACAGGGGATCACAGGTATACTTTGAAGGGTCTCTACAGACTCGCCAGTATGAAGACAAGGACGGAGTGACGAAGTACGCCACCGACATTAAGGCCCGGGAAATGATGATCCTGTCCGGCGATGTAGCCGGAGGCAAAAAGGACCCGGTGCCGCAGGCGGCGCCGACACCTACGCCGACGAAGACTGTGGCAAACCCATATGATGACTTGGGCAATTCTGAAAAGCCGGCCTGTGAGTTCGCCGCAGATGATGACTTGCCTTTCTAAACTACCGCAAGCGCTGACGAGTGGCTAATAGAAAATGCCAAGTAGCTCAGGCAATAGGGCAGCAAGATGAAGGACAATACCGACCAGGAAATCATCACTTCCATATCTGAATCCACCGGGCCGGACAAATACGTCGGCATGGAAGGATATGAAGTTAAAACCAACAGGCGTACAATAACTGTCCTCATTGAAAATGGGCAGCATTGCTGTGAGGAGTGGGGATACTGCTCATCCGACGATGATCTACAGGGTTATATCGGCGCTGCGTTACTGTCAATAAGCGTAACGGATGACCACTTGAACACGTGGGACTTTGAAGAGCGCTATGCTGGCGCGGCTCAATTCGTCACGCTCGCGACCAGCAAAGGCGTTTTCCAACTCGCCGTATACAACTGGCACAGCGGCTACTATGGACACACTATTGAAGTGAGGTCCGGCGATGAAGTGCTGATAGACGAAGTGCTTTAGCTGGAGCAACACCATGACAATCAAAGAAGGACGTTGCGCAACCTAACCGCCGAGTGCGACAGGGGCGTGAGTCCAGCCGTCAACAAACCAGAAAACACAATGACAAATCAGGACAGAATCAAAGCTATAATCGAACTCCTTTGCGCCGGCGTGAGTACAGAAGGCGGTGGCAAGAAAATCGTTATTGTAGACAAGGGCTTTGTATACGTGGGACGGGTGACAGAAAGAGAGGGGGGCATTGTCATCCATGATGCGCAGAACATCCGGCGTTGGGGCACCACGAAAGGGCTTGGGGAACTGCGCTCCGGGCCGACTGCATCGACAATATACGACCCGTATGGGACCGTGCGAGTGCCCATAGGCTCCGTTGTGTCCGTGATTGACTGCACGGGTGATACAAAATGGTAGTCACAGAGTACGGCAACGGCTATGGCTGCGGCTATGGACACGGCGCTGGCTATGGCGATGGCGACGGATACGGCGACGGTTGCGGCGACGGCTACGGCCACGGTTATGGCTACGGCGACAGCGACGGTGACGGCTATGGCGACGGTTGCGATTACGGCGACGGCAACGGTGGCGGCCATGGCGACGGCGCCCGATACGGTTATAGCGATGGCTACGGCGATGTCTAACCAACCAAGACTAATTGCCGTCACACCCTAAGAAGCGAGAATAACATGGAAAATCTGGACGAACTAAAGCGGAAGTACAAGGAGCTCGGTGAGACCATCGAGCGGCTGGAAAAGAAGCCCCTGACGTGGGCAGACATCAAGGACAAGCCGGGGACATGCTTTCGGTCAGAATACGACAGGCCCGATATTGCCACTCGTATTGTAGTTCCGAATGGGCACGTAGCAATTTGTAAAGACGGCTTTACTGTTTTGATACGGAATACACCGCTAAATGAAATCGGGGGCAGG